GTACCCTGAGAAAGCAAAGGAAATCGTTACTGGCGCATTCGAGGCTGTGGCTGTTGGCAATGAGATCACAATAGAGTCGACAGCAGAAGGCAAGGAAGGTTATTTCTTTAATTACTGCAATGAAGCCAAGAAGATACTAGACTCAGGACGCAAGCCATCCGTGCTTGAGTTTGCATTTCATTTTTACCCGTGGTGGACCCGGGGCGAATATGCAATAGTTGGACGCATTGCTAACGCACCGCTTGAATACTTTGTAGAGTTAGAGAAAAAGCACGGAATAACGCTTACTGACAATCAAAAGGCATGGTATTCAGCAAAGTGGCGCACTCTTGGCGATGACATGAGGAGGGAGTATCCATCAACGCCAGACGAAGCCTTTGCTCAGTCTGTTGAAGGAGCTTATTACGCTAAGCAGTTCGCGCAGATTTACGCAGATAAGCGCATAGGCGAGATACCAAAGAATGATGCGCCAGTTCATACAGCATGGGACTTGGGTGTGGGCGACTCGACAGCGATATGGTTTTATCAACTGATTGGCAATAAGATCCACTTAATTGATTTTTACGAAAATAGCGGCGAGGGTATGCGCCATTACTTCAAAGTGCTAAAGGATAAGGCTAGCGCCAATGGGTGGAAGTACGGCGATCACTTCGCCCCGCACGACATGAATCACGCTGAATTTGGCAGTGATGCGAAAAGCAGGCGACAAATCGCAGCGGAAGGGTTTATTATTGATGGCACAACTTATTCTATTAACTTCAAAGTGCTTAAAATAATGAGCATAGATGAAGGTATTGAGTTGGTTCGCGAGTTATTACCGCGCTGCTGCTTTGATGAATCAAAATGCGAGGAAGGCATCACAAGGCTAGAACAGTACCGCAAGGAGTGGAACGACAAACTTGGGTGCTGGCGAGATAAGCCGCTGCATGACTGGACTTCTCACTGTGCTGATGCGTTCAGATATTTAGCGATGGCAGTAACAAAGAATCAGCCGATTGGTAACATCAATGTTTCGTTTTATGGGAGATAGTTATGGCCGAAAATGAAAGCTACGGCGTTAAGTCAACGCATCCAGAGTATGACGCCAATCTCTTGCGCTGGCAGAAAGTTCGCGCTGTGCTTGACGCTAACTGCAAACCGTATCTGAGAAATGTTGGTGCAAGTGAGCCAGAGCCAAAAATCGCCAAGCAGCGGCAAGCAGAGTATGAAGATGGGGCGATTTTCTACAACTTCACCAAGCGAACGCTGTCCGGAATGGTTGGCGCTGTGATGCGGAAAGACCCAGAAGTTAAGCTGCCAACGCAGCTTGAATACCTGCTAGAAAACTGTGATGGCTCAGGCATCGGGTTAGAGCAACACGCTCAGGACGCACTAAATGAAATTGACTCACTAGGCCGTGGCGGTTTGCTAGTTGACGCGCCACAGACAGCAGCAGCAACCAGGGCAGAGCAAAACGCTGGACGCCTGAACCCTAGGATTTTGTTTTACACGACGGAGAACATTCGCCACTGGCATTATCGGAAGGTAGGCTCTACCAATGTTCTAGACATGGTTATCTTGCGCGAGCAGTACGAGTACCAGGTTGATGGCAATGAATTCTGGTGGGAGTGCGGCGAACTTTATCGCGTTCTCGAAATCGTGGACGGCGTTTATCGCCAGCGAATATTCACATTTGGATATGATGGCGAGCAGATAGCAGAAGAAATTATCGAGATGAGCGAGCGCAGAGCTGATATTCCGTTCACGTTCATTGGCTCAGATAACAACGATGGCGCGGTAGACACTCCACCGCTTGACGCGCTATGTGATGTAAACATCGGGCACTATCGCAACTCGGCAGACGTTGAAGATTCCAGTTTTATTTGCTCGCAGCCTACTCTGATGATTTACCCTGGCGAGAATATGTCTCCCGATATTTTCAAAGAGTTGAACCCAAAAGGGATTAGAGTTGGGTCAAGAACAGGCCACAACCTTGGGGCTGGTGGGGCGGCGGAACTTATCCAGGCTCAAGAGAGCAATTTAGCTCTAAAGCTGATGGAGCAGAAAGAAAATCAAGCCGTGATGATTGGAGCTCAGCTAATAACGCCAACTATTCAAGTCACAGCAGAGGCGGCACGATTGCAGCGCGGCGCTGATACGTCCATCATGGCCACCATTGCTAAGAACGTGTCAATGGCGTACGAGCAGGCCATAGGCTGGTGCGCTGAAATGATTGGCGCCAGTGGTGAGATAGTTTTCGAGTTGAACACTGAGTTTTTCATGCAGCAGCTTACTGCACAAGACCGCGCAGCGTGGATTGCTGATATTAATGCGGGGCTATTGCCAGCGCGCTCATACTATGCAGCAATGCGGGCGGCAGGGGCTACAAACTGGACTGACGCAGAGATTGAGGAAGAACTTGAGCGTATGCCACCAGCGCCAGCGCCAACTCTGAACACGCAGGTTAGCGGAGAGATACCGGAAGCGCCAACAATCGAGGAGGAACAGCAATGAAACATGAAGAGTGGCTTGTTGAGCAAGTAGATAAAGCTTACAGAAAGGTAACAGAGGGTATGGCAAACTTCGTTCCTAACGAGAATGTCAACCAGATAATGGAAATGCACCTGAATAAGCTGAGGAAACGCTAAGTCAAAAAGCCCACCGAAGTGGGCTTTATTTTGCGCAATGATTAAAAATAATGTTGACGCTCGGCGCCGTTGTGCTACTATAAATTTGTTGATCAGATGTTATTTAAATTTTTATTGGAGATAGCAAGATGAGCATGTCGGAACGCGAAACAGATTTTGTATTCGAGGCCAAAATTACAGCTTGTGAGGCTGTTGTTGAAAAAACAGGTAGCGCACACGATCTTGATTTGCAGTTAGTTGAATTTGCTGTTGAGCATTACGGCAGGGATCACTGGGGTTGGTGCGCTGACATGATGCTTTATTGCGGCGATGCATATACCATGATGCGTGAGCGCATGGGCGAATGGGGGATGTACTAACATGAACCTAAAAACAGCCACACAAAACTACCGCAACGCTCGGCGCTTTCTTGGTGAATGCAATAGCGTTGCAATCCTAAGACAATACCGAGGCGCAGCGCTTAATCAGTGCCGTGATGCTCGCAATGCTTTGTTAGATGAAATTCTGAGAGTGGAGTTATCAAGATGAGTGATTTTTATAGTTGCGATATGCCTGCTGCATTTAAGCAGGAAACAAGAAAAGCAAGGAAACAGCATAAGTGCTGCGAATGTCATCATGAAATTAATGCTGGTGATAAATACGAGTATTCAAGCGGAATATGGGATAGTGAGCCGTCATCATATAAAACCTGTCAAAGATGCGTTGAAGTAAGAGATATTTTCGTCTCACTTCCAGAAAACGAAACTTGTTGTTTTGGTGAGCTTGCTTGTGAAATATCTGATTCTTATTTCTGCGTTGGATATGGGGTTAAAGAGTACGCAGAGCAAACAGGAACAAAGATTGAATCATTAACTCGTCTTTTTGGTGATGATTGTGACTGATTACGTCAAGGAGCTCCTAGCCTATGTTCTCAGCAACACGCCACAAGGAACAAACTGCGAGAGGTGGCTAGATGATAATATCGGCCAAGGATGGCGCAATAGAACTGAACAGCCGAAAGCTGGTGAGATAATTATTGAAGATAGTGGAGAAGATGAATGACCCACCAAATACGTAAACTAGCGCCAAAAGGAGCGCACTACTGGCAAATCCTTAACGGCCGACTGTGGTTCTTTAAAATTGACGATGACGACAATGTGTCAGTTGATTTCATGGACGGCAACGGCTGGGAGATTGTGGCTTGGATTGATGCCGAGTACATTATGAGAAACGATGTTCACGCACTAGAATGTGAGTCGTTAAATTGCTGGGTCACCGCCGTGGCGCTTGTGATATTGTTTGTTTCGTGTGGTGAGTCGTTTGTTGAGTGGTTGCTGCTATGACTAACGAACTATTCAGAACGCTATTCATGGCCGCAATCGTGGCCATGGTGTTCGTTTCAGTCATGCAATTGATGCAGATGCGCAGGATTAGTGACACTATTGAACATATTGCGCCAGAAATCGAGTATTGTGTGTGGCACCATAATAAGCACACAACGAAAGTAATCAAGGGAACCAAGCAGGCCAAGAAATTTTATCTTATGATTGGCCGACCAAGTGATGAAGGGGGTTGCGGGAATGCCACTAAATGATGAGCTACTAGCGCACCATATCAGCACTGTTAAACACGGCGCCGAAGCGGGCAACACAGTAAAGCCATACCTTGACGCAATGAAAGCAATCGTGCGCAAGTCTGTTGCTGGATTCGACAGCGAAAAGCGCACATCTGCCAGGCTGCAAAAGCTCATTGAGAAGTTAGCAAAAGACCTTGATGTTCCTGCTGGAGAGTATCGCAAGGAATTAATCAAGCAATTGCGCGAGTTCGCCAGGTACGAGGCGCGATATCAGGCAGATGCAATCGGCGGCTGGATTGGCGTTGATTTGGTAACACCAACAGTCAACCAGGTTTGGGCGGCAGCTAAGTTTGAGCCGCTAAAATTGGCCACTAGCCCTATTGATTTTGATGCGCTAATTGATTCATGGGGTGATGATGAGGTTTCGCGCCTGGTGATGGGCGTGAAGTCTGGATTTGTTGAAGGGCTGACCACACGCCAGATTATTAAAAACGTGGTAGGCGCTGGTGGACTAGCTGAAATATCGCAGCGCAACGCTATGGCTAACGGGCGCACATTGGTAATGCACTTGGCCAACGAGGCGCGATTTGCTACCTACCAAGAAAATGCCGATGTTGTCATAGGCTACACCTGGGTTTCAACGCTTGACAGTCGCACAAGCGATATTTGCCGCAGTCGTGACGGTCAGGTGTATTTATTCAAAGACCGAGATCAGCCTAAGCCTCCTGCGCATTATAATTGCCGCTCCACAACTGCACCAAAACTATCCCCAGAGTTTGACATATTCGACCAGGGCGCAACAAGGGCAAGTAAAGGAGCAGACGGCGGCAAGCAAGTCGCAGCAGATACCACTTATTATGACTGGCTTAAGCGACAGCCTGCGTCATATCAAGATGAAGTGCTGGGAAAAACAAAAGGCCTGATATTCCGTAACTCAGGCCTTGATGCCGAAGAATTTAGAAAGCTGTCTGTAGACAATCTAGGGAGGCCGCTGACGATTGAAGAAATGGCGGAGGCTGATAAAAGAGTTGCTAGTTATTTGCGTGGTTAGCAAATATGATGCATAGTATGTTTAATGTGTTTGCTCGGGACTAGGGCGCGCAACGTTGGGTCAAATTCGGACGCTTGCGTACACATATAACGGTAGCACAGCCTAATGGAGGTGATTCCGTCTTGACTCTGGAAAGATAGGGTAGCAATCAGGCCATAGATTGCAAGCTAAGCAACGTTGTGAAACGTGGTGAGGCGATTTAGCATTGTTAGTTTGAGTGGAGCGATTCTAGAGCGCGTAAGCAGGCAAAACGCCGGGCACCTAAACCCGGAAACAAAGGTTCGAATCCTTTGCAATGCTCCAATTTAAGGGCGATTAGTATAATGGTTATTACGGTCGGCTGTTAACCGACGGAACTTGGTTCGATTCCAAGATTGCCCGCCAAACTTCAAAGCCACTTAATTGTGGCTTTTTTATTGTTGCAAACTCACACAGCATGGCATAACATTTGAATGACTTATATTCATTGGTCTGTGACCAACCATACTAGCTAGGGGCTATTATGTTCAAACTGAAATACCGATTGCAAGAAGAAGTGAATCCAGAAGGCGGCGAAGGCGGCGGCGGTGAAGCGCCAAAAACCTACACACAGGAAGAGCTTGACGCTGCACTGAAAGGCTTGAAAGATTCACGTGATGCGCTGTTGACTGAAAAGAAACAGACGGCGGCCAAGGCCAGAGAGGCCGAAGAGGCGCGATTGAAAGCAGAGCAAGAAGCGGCCAAGAAAATGGGCGAGCTTGATAAATTCGAAGAAAGCCTCCGCAGTGAGTTTGAAAAAGAGCGCGAAGGCTTTAACAGTCAACTTGAATCGCTAAAGTCTAATGTTTTAGTCTCAAGCAAGAAAACTGTCTTGAATGGATATCTAAATGATTTCCTTGAGCCTGAATCGCTCGACCTAGTAGCGCAATTGGTTAAAACAGAGTTCGACGGCACAGACGTTAAGACACAGTTCACAGATTTTGCTGGCAACGTTATCACAACAGACCCAGCAGAGTTTAAAAAGTGGATGGGCAATCATCCAGCTATTTCGCATCTGATGAAAGCGGATGCAGCTTCCGGCGGCGGGGCCAATGGGGGCAAAGGTAAACCGGCTGAGAGTGGGGCTCCAGCTAATAAAAATGAAGTTATTAGCAAATGGGCCAGCGGGCTCAATGATCGTCTAAATCGTAAATAAGGAGCCATAAAATGGCACTTTCAGACATGCAAGTATACAACAACGAGATCGCTGGTTTAGCTATCGAGTTGTTAGGTCAAAACATTAATCTGTTCAACGCCTCTTCTGGTGGCGCTATCGTCCTTGATTCAAACTCATGGCGCGGCGATTACACTAAGGAGTCATTTTTCAATACTTTAGCGTCGGCTCAACGACGAGTTGACCGTTACGCTGCTAATGGTGCGCAGGCTGCTACAGATTTATCTCAATCTGAAATGGTCGGCGTTAAAGTTGGCGGTGGGTTCGGCCCAGTGCTGTTCGAGCCGTCACAGCTAACATGGCTGATGCAGTCGCCAGAGGCTGCGATTCCAGTTATTGCAGAGGGCTTTGCTAATGCGCTGCTTGCTGACCAAGTAAACACTGCGGTTGGCGCTGCAGTTGCAGCAATCGAGAACGTTGCCGCGTTAACCAACGATGTGTCTGCATCTGCTGGGATGACTCAAAATGTGCTTAATGGTTCACACGCTAAGTTTGGCGACATGAGCGGCATGTTGATTACTGACGTAATGACAGGCGCGGTTTATCACAAGTTGATTGATCAGGCTCTGACCAATTCAACGCAACTATTCCAGGCTGGTAACGTTACCATTATGGAAATACTTGGTAAGCGCATTGTTGTGTCAGACATTCCAGCGTTATATGCTGCTGGTACGCCTAACAAGTCTAAGGTTCTGTCCCTGACTGCTGGCGGCATCATTGTTGATAATGCGTCTGATGTTATCACCAACATGGAACAAACCAACGGTAAAGAGCGAATCGAAACCACTTGGCAGGCTGACTACAGCTTTGGCCTCAAGGTTAAGGGCTTCGCGTGGGATATCGCAAACGGTGGTAAGTCGCCTGTTGACGCTGAGCTGTTTACTGGCTCTAACTGGGATCAGGTTGTTTCTAGCATTAAGCACACAGCTGGTACTATCGCTGTTGCAAATGCTGACCAATAATAGGAGCTTTTAAATGGCTATCGCATACGTAGAACATCCGCTAACCAAGGATGAAAAAAAGAAATATCTAAAAACGTTTGATAAAGTTCTAGATATTAAGTTTGCACCTGAAAAGCTTGCAGACGGCGATAAGAAGTTTGAAAAGTCAAAGGCTAAAGCCAAGACCGAGTAACTGGCTGTCGCTAAATATAAACAAAAAGCCCGTCCATGTGATGGGCTTTTTTATTTCTTGTGGTAAACTCATTGTATGAAAAATTATCAATTCGCTTGGGGCGTTTGAGATGGCTTTGATAGTTGAGGACGGAACAGGGCTAGCTGACGCTGACAGCTATATTTCGCTTACTGACGCTCGCACGTTTGCCGCTAACTACGGCATTACATTGCCAGCAGACGATACAGAGGCCGAAATCACGCTAAGGCAAGGCACTCAATACGTTGATTTGCAGGAAGATTGCTTTGCTGGCGATCGCCTAAACGACACGCAGGCGCTGGCCTATCCTCGCGATGACGACAGCGGAATGCCCAAGGCGCTTGGTCGTGCAACTGTTTATGCAGCGGCAGAGTTTGCGCTAGGCACTGATGTTCGAGCCACCGATGACGGCAAGGCGATTGCGAGCGAAGAAGTTACTGGAGCTGTTGCTGTTTCGTATTTCAACAACGGCAAGACAGGAGGGACTGTTACCATTACTAGGGCAATGGATGCGCTAAAGTCTCTTCTGGTGGCCTGCAAGAACAACGGTTTTGAGTTTGGGGTATACAGATAATGGCACAAAACAAAGCTGACCTGCTGGCGCTGATAAATGGGAATCTGCCAGATAACACAACCGGATTGATCACTCCGCAGAAGCATCGAGAAGTCGAAACACAGATTTCTGACTCTGCGCTGAACACTGTTGAGACTGGGGAGCAAACCGTTGCTGGGCCAGTTGTTTTCGGTAGCACCGTAAAGAAAGGTTCAAAAGATGTCCTTGTAGGGTCTAGAGAGGTCGAGATTCTGCGCGCAGCATCCACGGCTGCAAGCCAATTGCCCTCAGCGCTCGGAACGCCTCTACAAGTTGAGTTCGGTGCAGCTCAGGCGCTGACGAAGCTTACCTTATCAGCAGCTGGTTCAATCACATGCAACGTAACAGGATTTTACGCTTTCAGATTCAAGATGCAAAAAGGGCTGGCTGGCGCAAGCGGTACAAGCATTCTTATGTCGCGCATTCTGCTTAATGGTGTTCAAGTTGGCATTAGCTCTGCCGCTAGAATGACGTCAACAGACCCGATTTATATAGTTGAATCTCGCGTAGCTATTCAGATGAATGCTGGTGACGTTCTAACTTTGGAAATAATCCGTGACAGTGCTGGAGCTAACTTTGGTGGATTGTATGCAGTTACCTCTAGCCATGGGTGGAATCTTGCCCCCACTGCCTTGCTAGTTGCATCAGAGATTGAAGGGCTTACATCATGAGTTTTGCAAGCAGAATGAACAAGGTAGCAACCAGGCTACTGGCAAAGTTTGACGAGCGAGCAATGCCAATAAAAATCATCAAACTTGGAGTTGGCACGGTTTTTGACGAGGTGCTTGGCGAGTTTGTAGCGGTGCCAGATGAAGAATACGCGGCCACTGGTGTTGCCATTACTGTATCCGAATCGATGATAAACGGCACCACGATTCAAGCTGGTGATAAGATGGTAACGCTATCTACAAACTTGGGTTATCGACCAACAACGGCAGATAAAGTTATTCTTGATGGTG